ATGATTTTGCTATAAGAGTTCTAGAAGGTAGCTCTAAGATTGCTGCTGTGTTTATAGACAGCAGCGAAAAAAGAGTAGGTATATTTAATTCTACACCTACAAGCACACTAGATGTTACTGGCACTGTTACTGCTACAGAAGTAGTAGGTAATTTTAAAGGAAGTCTATTTGCAGATGATTCAACTCTTTTAGTGGATGCTGTAAATGGCACTATACCAGGTTATATAAGTTTAGATCTTTTACAAACACAACTAGCAGCAAGTACTGATTTTGCAGATTTTCAAGCAAGAATTGCTGCGCTTTAAATATATTTTGTTTTACAGATAAATACTTGTAACTGAGAGGTTAAGCAAGCATGGCATATACAATTAATACCTATGACAATGATGTATTAACAGTTGTCGAAGACGGCACTATTGATCAGACTACTGATCTTAAACTAGTTGGGCGTAACTATGCAGGTTACGGTGAAATACAAAATGAAAACTTTGTGTTTCTACTTGAAAATTTTGCAGGCGCAAATCAACCACCGAGAAAACTAACTGGACAAGTTTGGTACGATGCAGGAAGTGCTAGATTAAAATACTGGACTGGCGTAAGATGGCGTAACACTGGTGGCACCGAAGTTGCACCAGAACCGCCAGTAGGACTATTAGAAGGTGATCTATGGTGGGATAATGATGATTTGCAATTATATGCATATACAGGTACTGAATATATTCTTATAGGACCACAAGATGCAGGCGAAGGCGAAACTCTTTGGAAAAGTGTACTAATTAGAGATATTCTAGGTATTAATCACAAAGCTATTATTGCAGTAGTAAATGACAACACTGTTTACATTGTAAGTAATGACGACGAATACACAATTGATCAAGCAGTAAATCCTTACCCAGGATTTGACAATGTATTTCCCGGCATGACTCAAGTCAATTCTACCGCTGTTGATCCAGCTGGCGATCCATACGGTGCTGGTGTTACTGCTAGTGAGCATATATTTTACGGAACAACACGTAATGCAGAAATGCTCGGCGGAATACTTGCAGATTATTATATTGCAGAACTTCCTACAGTAACTACACAATTGCAAGAAGCTTTAGATTTAAACAATGATAATGGTTTAGCAATTGGAGCTAGTAAAGATTTACAAATTTTTATTGAAAATGGAAACCAGGCTGTACTGCAAAATAAAGAAGGTTTTATTACTAAGTTTAGAGTTCAGGGGAATTTGGGCGCTGATGTAGATGTAGCCGAAATAAGAGCTGGCGAACTTTTACCTGGTGATAGTGAAAATGTAAATGTGGGTAGTGCAGCAAGGCCGTTTGTTGATATGTATGCTACAAATTTTATAGGTTTAGCATCAGTAGCAGCTACACTTAGAGTTGATGGTTCTGATAGACTAGGCGCAGTAGATACACCAGCTACGGGTACAGGTAATACAGTAGCAGTTAGAGACTCCAGCGGAAATCTAAACGCAGTGCTATTCCAAGGTACAGCAACAAAAGCACAATATGCAGACTTAGCTGAAATATACACATCAGACGAAGAGTATCCTGTAGGTACGGTTATGACTGTAAGCACAGATGCCGACACAGAAACTACAGCATATACAGAAAGTTCTTTTGCAGCTATAGGAGTAATTTCCGAAAAACCAGCATTGTTAATGAATGCCGAAGCTGACGGGCAAGCTATTGCTTTAAAAGGTCGTGTACCGGTAAGGGTAATAGGTGTAGTAAACAAAGGCGATAGAGTCTGGGCATGTAATAATGGTTGTGCAAGTGTAGAACAAAAATTTCATCTTGTTGGTATAGCTTTAGAATCGAATATAAATACTGAGGAAAAGCTTGTTGAATGTTTTTTAATAGTGTAAGGACTTAAAGTGACAGTAGATATAGGTGATATTGTTACCGCAGCAGATTTCGAAGATCTTAGAGCTAAGATGGTTAGAATTTTAGGAACACCGTCTGGTACTTGGACTATTAATACTATAGGAACAACTGCGGGATATAATAACAATATTAATGCAGTTTCGGTAGTATCAGAAGATTTGATAACAGCCGCGGACTGGAATTTGTTAAGACAAGACATAATAAGAATATATGTACACATTAACGGTGAAGAACCCTCGGGTGGGTTAGAAATGCTTGAAGTATCAAATGAAGATATAGTAACTGCTGAAACCTATAATGTTTGGGAAACTGTGCAATCTATAAACACAACTAATAGAAACACATGTCATCCAAGTCAAAAAAGTTTAAGTAATGCTAGTATTGGCTCTATCTCTACACCTTGGAATGGTGTACAGACTCATGCATTTTCTATGACATGGGACAGTAAAAATCATAAAGAAGGTTTTTTTAATGCAGGCGGTGTACTAAGATTTAGTGCAAGTGCAAATTTACCAGGCAGCGCGGGCGACAAAGATACAGATTGGGCAAATATAATTGCTTCCATTGGAACAATAGAAATTAAAAACTTATCAATTACAAGCAGTGGTTCTGCGGGGGTTGTTAAAATTCCGCAAACTAACAGCAGTGGAACTACATATAGCGGTTGGTGGTATATAGATGCGTTACCTCTTAACACAAAAACTCCGGTATACACAATTAATGGCGGCGATGTTTTTGGTTTTCCAAATTATGATGAAAACTACTACGAAATACAAGTAGAAAAAATTTCAGATACGCAATTTAATTTTTATGTCATTTTTGATGATGCTGATACAGGTGATCAACAGCCAGATGCAGACGGTCCAGGCCCGCAAGTACCAGGACCTGCTGTAGATGAAGATGTATTAGCTGAAATTAACAGCAACGTGTTTGTTGATACACCTAGCGGCGATTATGTGAGTTTGCCTGTTCCTACATTTGCAGAAATAACACCAGATAACACGTTAGTATTGGCATAAAAATGGGAACAGTTTCTAATGTAAGTGCAGGAAGCAAAGTAACTACTACAGATTTTAACACGTTACAAACAGAAGCTGCTGCTTTATTAGCAGCACCTAGCGGAACATATGTAGATAATGCTACTAGCGGTGATGTACAAGGATATGACGGAACTATATCTTCCTCGCAGGTAAGTTTTACAGACAGTATTGAAGCTGCGCAATGGAACAGTCTTATTGACGATCTTACACTAGTTCATAAACATAGAAAAGGCGTAGCAACGCTTCTTAGTCCGGAATTGCCTGATATTTTAACAGAAACAGCCCCAGACGGACGTATAACAGCAGATAGATACAATGATTTAGTTGATATACATAATCAAAATTACAATGATAGATTCAGTGTACATATCACTAATGTAAGTGTAGATACAGCAACTACGGGTACATTGGCTGCTAATTGGAACGGCAATAATCAACATGTTTTTAACATGACATTTGCTTCAGAAAATGATAAATTTGTATTTTTTAATTCCGGTGGTAGTTTGAGAATCACTGCTAGTGCTACATATACTGGTAGTGAGTCAAAAAGTATTGATTGGAAAGATCTAGTTGAAAATATAGAACAAGTTGATATCTATGCAAACAAAACTGAGTATACTGCTCCTGATATATATTCAGGTGGTACTAAATTAATATCATATCAAGGCTGGTATTTTTTAGATAGTAAACCTGACGGAACTCCTGATACAGAAGTGTATAAGTTTTTAAGTTCAAAAGACGGCGGAACGCCAGAATATAATGAAAACTATGTTAGGTACAGATTTAGGCGTAACAGTAATACAAGCTATAGCTTCTTTTTAGATTTTTATGACATCGATACAGGCGACCAGACAGGCACAGGTGCGCCAGTCGACGAAAATGTTCAAACGATTATTAATACAACAGTTAGTGTAATTTATCCTACCAATGCCAGTTTTATTACAGCTACACGACCAACCTTTAGTGCGAATGGTTCTACAGTAGGTTTCACTGCAACTTATCCTTAAAATTTCTTGACTTTGTTTGTTTTTACTATATAATAGTATTATGGATCAAAGATTAATTAAAGCTTTAGAAGCTAGTAAAAATTTAGAGTCTCTAAATAGACAAAAGAAATATGCGTTTGAAAAATATCAAGAAAGCATAACAGTATATCACAACGGTGGATTATTCACTGCTGGTGTTGAATTAATTAGAGAAATAGGGTTATATCTTTCAAAAGATATAGAAACAGCAATTTTTATAGATAATGAAAATATACCTATCGAAATAGAAAATTTACAAAATTTTTACCATAAAGTATGGGATATCTATATTAGAGCATTGCAAGAATATAAGACTGAATATAACGATATTATATCTATTTTGAGGAATAATAGTGTCTGATGGAGTTTTAATATTTGCTATCAACAATGATACTATAGATTATGTAAAACAATCAATTTTTTGTGCTAAAAGAGTTAAAAAATATTTAGGATTGCCAGTTACAATTGTTACTAATTCTGTATCTAATTTTGAAGAATATCCTTTTTATACAAAATATGTTGATGATTTAATTAATGTAGAAATAACTGATACATCTAATTATAAAAATTTTTCTAAAGGTACTTTAACCGTTAGAGACAAATGGCATAATTTTAATAGAGTTGATGCATATAGATTATCACCTTATACAAATACGTTATTAATTGATAGCGACTATATTTTGAATAATAAAAATTTTTTACAGTTATTCAACAGTAATAAAGATTTTTTAATTGCAAAAAAATATAGAGATTTATCAATAGACGTTAATATTGTTGAAACAAAGATTTCGAAGCCTAGCATTCCGATGTATTGGGCTACAGTGATCTATTTTCAAAAAGGTTTAATAGCCGAAAGTATTTTTAATTTTGCTGAATATGTAAGAGATCATTGGAGTTATCATCGAACTTTATATAATATATCTTCTTTAAAGTTTAGAAACGACTATGCTTTTAGTATAGCAGTTCATATGATGAATGGGTTTACTGAAGTCCAAAAACAATTTACTTTACCGTTTGCACTGTATAATTCTTTTGACACAGATGTCCCGTTATCTATTACTCCTTATGATACAAAAGTATTATCAACTAATAGAGAAAATCATAATATCCATTACTTTAAAAATCAAAGTGTACATTTAATGAATAAATTTGAGCTGAACAAACTTATAGATGAGGATTTTTTGAATGAGTAAAGGAGTGTGTGTAGTTGCTCAAAACAACAGTTCTTGTAATTATGTTTATCAAGCAGTAAATTTAGCAAAAAGTATTAAAAAATTTAGTAGTGAAGAAAATATAAGCATAGTTACTAATGACGAAATACCAGCCGAATATCAAGATTTATTTGATAAAGTTATTAGAATAGAGAATGATCAAACAACATTCGACGAATGGCGTATTGCAAACAGGAAACAGATATACTTTTTGTCTCCGTATGATGAAACTTTAGTTTTTGATACAGATACTCTAGTGTTACAAGACTTATCATTACTTTGGCAAAAACTATCAAATGAAGACCTATATTTTACAACAGAAATTCGTAATCATCGCGGGCAAAAAATAGACAAGGATTTGATTCATAGGAAAACATTTATAGAAAATGATTTACCTAACATTTATAGTGCTTTATTTTACTTTAAAAAAACAACAAAAAATGATGAATTTTTTGAAATGTTGTCATTAATCGTAGATAATTTTAATCAGTTTGCTGAAATTCTAACACCCAATCAAACGCAAAAATTTTGTAGTATTGATGTTTCATTAGCGATGTGTGTTAAATTACTAAATGTGAAACTTAGTAAAAATAAGTTTGATCTTGTACACATGAAAGCACCTTTACAAGGTATTCCTAATATAAAAAATTGGAGCAATAGTCTATTTACGTTTGCAAACAGTGATGGCATTTTTATTAACAATTATAAACAAAATGGAGTATTACACTATGTAGAGGATGATTTTATAAATGACGATATCGTTGAATGGTTAGACGATTAAATGTTTTATATTAAATTTGACATCGAGACTGGAAACATATTAGGATGTATAAATTACGTAGATACATCAGCAAATTTACTTCAAATTACAAAAGAACAGTATATAGATTTTGTAGTAGGAAAATTGCATTTTAATAACTACAAAGTTATTAAATTTAATAATAAGTACATTTTAGAAAAAAAGCAAGAAAATACAGTATCTGAATTATCATATGCTAATCTTTATAAATTACAATCTTATAATGATGATCATGATATACTTGTAAAAAAGTATAAAAATCAATTAACAGTTGAATTAAAAAATTTATTATTAAAAAGAGAAAGAAACAACAGTGCTATTGTAAATTTGTATCTAACAGAATTAAATAATCCTATAAGCCTAATCCAAATTTTAAGTTTTAATATAAACGATCTTATTGAACAAAAAAAATTAAATTTAGAAATTTACAGTGATATATCAACTAAAATAAGTATTTACACTAAAAAGAGAATGATGATAGGCTATACTAATGAATAACATTTTTAAACCAATTGACTATGATGTAATTTTTCTGAGTTACGATGAACCGAATGCAGAGCAAAATTATCACGACCTTGTAAAAAAAGTTCCGTGGGCGAAACGTGTGCATGGAGTTGAAGGTTCAGATGCAGCTCATAAAGCATGCGCAGAAATAGCTGAAACAGATAGATTAATTATTGTAGATGCTGACAATATAATCGATTCTGATTTTATTAATCAAGAACTTGTGTTTCAGGATCATGTTGATTTAGCTAATAGTGTAGTTAGCTGGAGCGGCCGCAATGTTATTAACGGCTTGGTGTACGGCAACGGCGGAATAAAATCTTGGCCTAAACATATTATTCAAAATATGAAAACACACGAAGCAGCAGAACCGAACAACATTCAGGCACAAGTTGATTTTTGCTGGGATGTGCAGTATTGTCAAATAGATAAAGTTTGCAGTACAGTTCATAATAACACAACACCTCAGCAAGCATGGAGAGCAGGCTTTCGAGAAGGCGTAAAGATGACACTAAACGAAGGTGTTAAAGTTGATCGTGAAAATTTCTTAAAACAAGTGCACAAAAAGAACATGGACAGATTGCGTATTTGGCAAACTGTAGGATCAGATGTAGACAATGGTATATGGGCAATGTACGGAGCTCGAGTTGGCACTTATCTTACGAATTGCACTGATTGGGATTATGTCAATGTTCGTGATTTTGAACATGTGAACAAACTGTGGACTGAAAAGTATTCTAAATTCGACGAAACCGACCTTTTATATGAAATGTCGATTCTTGGAGAGATGCTAGTCGATGAACTTGGTATGGATATACCGTTAGATGTTTACAGCGAAGAACAAAGCAAATTCTTCAAGTCGATGTACGTTAATCCTCCACGAATAGGGCAAAAGTATTTAAAAACAGAAAAGAGCCATTACGACATTGTAATGATAACATACGATGAGCCCGAAGCAGATAAAAACTACGATGATTTAATTAAGAGATTTCCAAGAGCAAAAAGAGTTCATGGCATTAAAGGTATTCATCAAGCACACATCGAAGCCGCTAAACAAGTTACTTCTGACTTATTCTGGGTAGTAGACGGCGATGCTAGTGTTGTAGACGACTTTAACTTTGACTATATCACACCCGAAAATGAAAAAGATTATGTAAAAGTATGGCGAAGTAAAAACCCAGTTAACGGTTTAGAATACGGTTACGGCGGAGTTAAATTACTGCCTAGAGCGCTTACGGAACATATGGATATTAGTAAGCCTGATATGACTACTAGTATAAGTTCTAAATTTAAGCCAATGCAAACAGTAAGTAATTATACAAACTTTGCAGTAGACGAATTTAGTGCATGGAAAGCTGCGTTTAGAGAATGTGCAAAACTATCAAGTAAAGTTATTGATAGACAAAAGAACGATGAAACTGACGAACGTCTTAAGATTTGGTGTACAGAAGCCGACGGGCCTTTGAAAGATTGGATATTAAAAGGTGCTAATGAAGGAAGAATATACGGCAAAGCAAGTAAAACAAATCCTGAAAAACTTAAAAAAATAAATGATTTTGATTGGTTGTATTCTAAATTCCAATCTGTATCGTTTATTCCTAGTAATAGTTTTAATAATATAGATTATCCTAGTGAAGACATATCTATCGCCAACGATACTATTGAAGATCAAGTAAAAAATAATATTATTATTCCTAAGTCTTTAAATATTGTTGATACTTTAGATAGATTTGAAATATTGTACGAAGGAAATATTTCAAATCTACGCAGGATGTATAATGATCATGATATATCTAGTATTTTTAAACTAACCGAAAATGAGGATTTACGTAAAGCAATTTTAGAAAATAATTTATATAGTTTATCTCGATTACTTCCTGATTTAAAAGATGAATTTAGTTTGCTTTCTAATAATTACCATGCATTATGGAGAGTTTTAGAAAAATACACTGGTAGTTTATTTGTAGAACCATTAAAAAAACTAAAAGATAATGATAAATTTAATTTTGATTGTTTTTCTAGAGGGCAACTGTTAAGTAAAAAATGGCTTGTATCTACATTAGAATCCTTACCAGAGTTAGAAAACCTCGGAGTTGTTTTTTTGTGTGCAGGCTGGTATGCAACTTTAGTGCCCTTGCTAAGAGAACAAAATATAAAATTTGATAAAATTTATAGTTTCGATAGCGATCC